GCCGAGTTTTCTGAGACGAAGTCTCAGGATCCGCTCGCCGAGAAAGTCGCCCAACTGGAAGAAGAGCTTGCTGCTCAGAGGCGGCTTATGCGCCAGAAAGAGATTACAGATTTCTGTGAAAACCTTTACGAAAAAGGACAACTTACCGAGCAAGTCGTGCCGATTAACGACTTGTCCCGGTTCATGGAAACCTTGAATTCCAAGAACAACGTCAACTTTAGCGAGGCGGGCAAAGCTACTCAATTCGACTTCATGAAGTCGATGCTTGAGAAACTCCCGGCCATGGTCTCGTTCGAAGAAGTAGCGCCTGCCGCTACAGCGCCTAAAAAGCCTAAGGCTCCTCGCCCCAGCGCTGACGGCTATGTGTTCGATCAGCGTAATGCCGAGATCCATGCCAAGGCAGTGGAATACTCGGAAAAGAATGGCACGGACTACATGTCCGCCATCAAATTCGTCCTCAATAACGAGGACTGATCACGTATCGGTGTAACACGGGGGCTTACGCCCCCGATAGATATTCAAAAAAGTAAAATATATTTACTTAATATCTATACCCCAGGTTACATAAACCGAAACCAATTGTCTAATAACCCCCTAACTTAAGGAGATTAAAATACATGGCGAAAGATCCTCGCTATATGTCGTTTGATCACCAGTATGTCGAGACCGTGACTGTCACTAACAGTACCGCCCTCACTAATGGTATTGAACGTTGTCGTTTTGTTAAGCGCGATGGCGCTTACCCCTCTGCTGGTGGCTATGCCGCTGGCGTGAACATCTTTAAGCTTTATGGCCAAGGTGTTCTTTCTGAAAAAGGCTATCAAGTTGAAGATGCAACTCTTACTCAACTGACTGGTACCCTTGGCATCGCTACCACCGGAGTTATGACCGGTGTTACTACTGAGTTTGAGACTGAACTCGAAGTCGGTACCACGATCCAAGTAGGCGGTCAGCTCTTCCGAGTGATGAGCATCGCTAGTGACCTTAGTGCGACTGTGGCTCCTGCCCCGGCAACCGCTGTTTCCACTGGCACCAGCGCCTTTATCTGGCCTGGCACCTACGAAGGTCAAAGCAATCCTTCGACTACCCCCCGCAAGCCTGGTGTCTTCCCCTATCAGTCCCTGATGAGTGTTGTGACTACCGGTATCGCCATTGTGGAAGTGGATTCGACCTCTACTTTTGCTGTGGATAGTGCGGTGTACTCGACTACTTCCGGTACTGCTTCTAGCACTGCTGGCGGAAAGGTTGTGCTCGGTCGTTGCCTCGATGTTATCAGCGCCGCTGGTGCTGGTCAATTCATCCGCGTGAAGCTTGGCAACGAAGCTGGCGCACAAACTAACTGATAAGGAGAGTTAACTATCATGATGAATTTAGATCAAGTCCGTGAATAATACGCGGCCTTCGTAGAACTCAAGCCTCGACATGATTAAATCCGGAATCTACCTAATCAAGCATAAAACTGAAGAAAGTTTAGTTTATGTAGGTAAATCTGTCAACATCCATAAAAGGTGGAAACAGCATATTAACGGATTTAGGTCGGCCAAGAAACTCCAAGAGGCATTTTCTGAATATGGTATTGAATCTTTTGAATTTCAAATTCTAGAAGAAATAAACGATTCTTCTGAAATGGGAAGCAGAGAGACTTACTATATTGACCTCTACAATTCTTGGAAAAATGGCTTAAATGGTTCTAGAGCTGGCGGAGAATGGGGTAGACATGCTAGAAGTTTTGTTAAAAATTATAACGGGTTTAAATCCTACAATGGAACAGAACTTCACTCAGAAACCTCAAAAAGAGCTGGCTCGGTGGGTGGTCTTAGGGCTAAATCCAACGTTTATAAAATGCACCATAACGGTCAAGTTTTAATATTCGTTGGAACCAGTATTATTAGTCAGTATTTGGGTATAAACCAAAATACTCTGAGAAACTGGGCAACTACAGGGAAAAGGTTTAAAGTTTTTTCTGGTTCCTCTATTGAGATACTGGGGAAAGCATCAAAACTCCCTCAATACGCACCTAATGTACTCTACCAGGAGGTAAAATCGGGTGAATTGCTGGAAGTCTTCAGAAGGGTTAGTCCCCAAAAGGTAATCAGCAGCCAAGCTAATCAGGGATGATTAGAAGGTTCAGAGACTAACGGCATACCACTAGAACAGTGATGAAGCCGACACGAGTGCCCGACACAAAGATAATATCTTCTTTGTGATGATATAGTCCGACACTCCGAGAAATCGGAGATTAGAGATAAACAACTCTAAGTTAACAGATCGGTAATTGACCCAATTCTTACACAAATCGCTCAAGGTTATAGGCAGGCTGAAGGTGTTGCTACATTCTTTGGGCCATCCGTATCAATGAGTGTTCGTGCTGGTAGAACGCTTGTGTTTGGCAAGGAAGCTTTTGCTGCGTTGTCTTACCTGCGTGCTCCTGGTACCAATATCCAGAAAATCCAATCCGAGTTCGGAACTCGTAGCTTTTCGCTTCGGCAAGAAGCTATTAGCTGGCAGTTGACTGAAGAAGTCGCCGCTGAAGCTAAGAATGGTGCTGCTGCTATCGACCTCAGAGCCTTTGTGGCTAAAAGAGCTGCGGAATCCTTGATGCAGAGCTGGGAAGTGGAGGTATCGGAGAAAGTTACTGATATTACTCAGTACGAGTCCGGTAACGTACTCGACCTCGCTACTTATAACAGTGGTGCTGATCAGTTCAATAGCCCAACTTCTGACATTGAAGTTCTTATTGATGAGATGAAAGAGCAAGTGCGTACGCAATGTTCTGTTTATCCCAATAAGATGGTTATCTCTCCTGATGCGTTTAATGCATTAAAACGCAATAAAAGAATCAGGGATTTTATGCAACGTGGTGTGCTCGTTAACGAAAAGACTCTCGCCGAGATCTTTGGTCTTGACGAAATCCGTGTTGCACGCCGTCTTAAGTTGGACCCTGAGACAGACGAACTGGTGAATATCTATGATAATATCGCCATTTTGTTCTATCAGCCTTCTGCTGCCTCGGATGGATTTACTCCGCTCTTAGATGCTAACTATGGTAACCCGGCTTTTGCCTATACCTATACGCTTTCCGGTTACCCCATCTCTACGCCAGAAAGATTTAACGTAGAACGGAGAGTTTTTGAAGGTGACATCTTAGTTGAGCGATCCTTTGAGTTAGTTGGTTTGGGACAAACTGGTAGGGCAGGCGCTGGTGCTGTCTTCCTTAATCCCGTCGGTCAATCTGCCTGATTAACTGACTGATTTAATAGCTATCCCGTCAGAAATGACGGGATTTTTTTTTTATTATTACTCAGTAATAATTATGCTCCAACCTCTATGTGCTTTTTGACTCCCCAAAGAAACTTTACTTAGAGAGGAAAGGGCCAGTTTTAATTCCGGAAATTTAGCAATAAGCTCTACACAGGAGAGATCTTTTAGATCCCCATAGTCTTTGTGGTGCCAGTTGTATGAGCCCTTTCTCCTGGATTTTCTCAACTCTTTGCAGATGTCTACATCTTTATTTTTTAAAAGTCTCCAGCCCTTGTGGTGGTAACAAATTCCATTCGAAACTTTACATAATGAAGATCTGTCCAGCTTTTGGTCTGGAAACATAACGGGCAATCTGCTAGTTGAAACTTTTAATATCTCACCATGATTAGGGTGATACCAGTCGTAAAATTTAGATATTTTTTCTAGAGTTTCCTGAGAGTGAGGTATGCCATATCTGTTATGTTCTTTGCCTTTCTTTCCATAAAAAGAATTATTAGGACCCCTCTTCTGCTCTGAAGCTCTTCTTCTTTGCTCTTCTGTGCGTTTTATACCAAAAATTGGACTCAAAATGCCTCTTTTCCCATACATCGGGTTTCTTTCCCCTGTCATCCTTTCCCTGAGTCTTTTAATCCTCTCCGGTGAAGGATTAGAAGTACCCTCTCCCCCGTCTGAACGATTACGCAATAAACCGTTGACAGGATCTAGATCCTTTCTGCCATACCCAGCTATTAAGTCTTTTTCTATGCTCAGAGCTGACTTTTCACTTATATCTTTGCATAGAATTAAAATTCTATTTCTGGAAGGAGTTACACAAGGTCTTCCCCCTCTCCTGTAAGGTCTCCAGGGGCGACCCTTCCCAATATAGTAGGGAGTACCGTCCTCCCTGACATACATGTAAACAACAAAATTCGTGTCTTCCATACCAAAAAGGCCTTCACCAGGCCGGATTCTAGCACATTTTTCGTTGAAAGCTCTGTATAAATAGTGTTTTGCGAACTGAATGGCACCGTACACCCCACCCCCCGATTCACACGGTGTAGCTGATCAGTGCAGCCCGGCTTCAGTCGACTATTTTATAGACATTTTCGGGTACAACGAGGCCCTTGAGTTGTCGCGGCTCGAAGATCCCACCGCGAACACTATTAACTACGAAAAAATCCAACTCGCGTTGAATGACGCGGCGTTGTTGATACAAAGTTTTAGAGAGACTGCCCCGCCTGCAGGCAAGTTGTTGATTGCCGGGTCGTTTCGGCGTACGCAAGCTATTATTGCCCGCTGGTATCTGGATACGCTGCGTCCTAGGCAAGCTGTTGTCGATGCGGCAGAGGCAGCACTCAAGCAGCTTGACATCTGGGCGAGTAAAGCAAGTCCGTCTACAGGTATTAAATGGCAAGAGGCGTACAGGTATTGGAACAGTCAATGTGCAATGGTTATGTCGAACACGCAAAGAGATCGGTCTCTTACCGATGTATCTCTCGCGAGGTGGGAAATGCGTTGGGGCACGAACAATCGCTGGAACATATATCGGAGAAAGAACGCCGAAGTTATTAATAGTGTTACGGACAGAGGCCCTAGCGGCAACTTAAGCCGTAACGATGTAACGATTATCAGTGATAGTACACTAGCAGTTAACAAACTGTTTGATGAATTGGAAACAACCCGCGACCTGGCATCGTTCGCCGACACGCAGGAAGCCGTGAATCCACAAGAAGGTGATATTTTAGTGGTCGAAGACAGCGATGGAAATATCACTACATACGATGGCGGTTTACAGGAATCGGATAATTTCTAAGTTGAAAGCTTAGTAAGTTAGTAGGATATTAAAGGATGTCGCAAAATCAAAATTATGGCTATGATCCTTTGAACCCGGCTATGCCGGGTGGGGCGGGTATGCTAACCATTCTCCCCAATCAAGGAACAAGCGACTGTTCATGGAACAGCGGTTCGTTGTACGGGCTGAATCAATCTGGATTTGGTGTGTTCCCCGACTCGACACCTTACAAACAATCGGCAAGCGAACTTCGCCAATACATTATCAACCTTGAAGCTACCCGTAAGTTAAAAGATTTGGCTGATGTGAATTTTGCCCGGTCGCCTCAAGCCGATGACATCTTGGCCTACGACTACACGACCGGGTTCTGGGAACTGCTTGATTATGTCTCAGGTGGAGAGTTTTGATTCATGGCAGCTTCCTGGCTGCCGCGATACAATACCTCCCCCACCATAGCACATCCTGCGCCTTGAAGTAACGCGAGATGGGCACGGCTTTGGTGTAGACCGTCTCACCCGTCCCAATCAATCTCATTGTGAGATAGCCCCAGGTCTCCATGTACTCCTCGACCTGGCACTGGAATTTGCCGTCCAGTGTATTCTGCCATACAATTTTTGAGTCTGCCATAAAAAAGTGTTGAAAGCTCTTAGCGACATTATTATAGGCCATGCTTCTCGAGATTGAGAATCAACTTCACAGAAAAGTCCACGAGACTTTGGGGCAAAGCGCCGTGGTCCTCCGGCTCGCCGAGAGCCTCGATGAGTCTGGCCGCGTGGCAGAACAAGCCATGATAATAGTATCGTTCACGGGTGCGGACACCGAAAACCCCCACGAAGGGGCGTATATACCGACAGTCCGTATGAGGAAGATGAACTATACGTTGACTCTTGTACAAAAGCAAGCACAGCGTGAAGGACATTCTTTCTGCCTTCCTATTCTCGACCTATTGGCCGATGCGGTCACCGGGTGGGTCCCAGAAATACCGGGACTCGAGTTTCAAACCGGCTTCGAACTCGGGGCAGAAAAATTCGTGCAAGTCACGAAAGAAGGCTCGCAGTTCATCTACGAGCAGACCTACACCATCAAAGTGTTGATTGCGGATTCGAGATTCTATTCTCAACCCTGTGCAGCCTTCGACCCTATTAAGGTGGAGGACTTCTTGCCCGTACGTAAATGTCTCGTTACTGCTGATAATCGGCAAACGGGCTTAGCGGTTTGGAGGCGGACAGTAGGTGTCGGCCAGGTGCAAAAATATGTTGTCGAGGACTCGAGATGCGGCAGACTTATTGGTGACAGATTGCACTGGGAGTGCATTGGACCTGAGGGGTCGGGGAACGCTGAATACGTGTTTATTCCGTCAACCGCAGTAAGGCCAGACGGCACTATTGATAATTCTAAAGTGACGGCGGGCACTTTGAATAATTTTTGGAAATGCACAGCGGAGGGCATTAAGGCAGGAAGCGATTACCCTGATTGGTTTAGGCTTAAAATCGATGCGGGCCTTTGGAGAAACGAGATTGGCACGGTCCCCAACACCGAGCCGGGTAAATCAGCCAGACAGCAGCTTAATATCGGCCTTACAAAGGTGTATAATGAGAAGTCCAGCCCCTGATTTCTCACCACCCCCTCCTCCCACCATGAAAGAACAATTTATTGACCTGCTTACCGCACAGAACAACCTTGCTCATGCTGCGCATCTCGCACATTTTAATGTTGACGGACCTAACTTTTATCAGTACCATCTTCTGTTTGAGAAGGTGTATGAAATAGTTGGCGAAAAGATTGATGCGACTGCCGAACTGGCCAGAAGCCATGGTGTAGAGATTCCGGCCAAGATTTATCACAACGTACCCGAACTTGAATGGTCGACTTGCGAAGATCTTGCGAAAGAGCTTTACGAAGTGACGGAAGATCTGTGCGACTCGATGAAGAAACTTCACATCAAAGCGGATGACGCCGAGCAGTATGGCGTTCTGAGCTTTGTGGAAGGTCTGATGGAAGATATGGCGAAAGTCAAATATTTGCTCGGGTCGGTCACTAAGGTTAGTGACGGCAAAGAAGCCGATGAAGATGAGGAGGGCGAAGGCGAAGACGAAGAAAAAGGGGAGGACTGATCCTCCCCCTTGTAAATGTAGAATCAGGCAATAGGGCGGTAGCAGACATTCGCTACGCCTTGACTCGCTGGTGCGATCTGTGTAAAGGCGCCGGAGGACAGGTCGAGCACTCGGTCGTTAACTTCATCGATCTCGGGGTTTATTAAAGTTTAGACATATACTTTTCTCCTCCTCGCTAGGATTTAAATAGTTTAGTATAAACTCAAATTTGCCTAAATATTCTAACTGGTCAACGTAATATTGCACAACATCTACTACCAGGCTTTCTTTGTTATTTACTACTTCTGTTTTTCCAGGCCAGCTTCTTTTAATAAGCTCCTCTGGGCAAATTCTATTTAATAGATTATCAGAAAGGCTGGCTTGTTCAATTAAAAATGTGTTTATCCTGCTATTTTCCCAACAGCACACAAGTTCTCCATATTCAGGGTCATCAGAGCGAGTTTTTATATTATAAGATATCCCTATCTTATAGTAATTAGGGTAATTTTTTAATTGGTAAATATAAACATAAGATTTAGAATAAGAGGCGTACTCTCCCGGGCTCATTAGCATGGAATACAGGGATTTTCTCCCATTTCCAACGCAGCACGGGGGTTTTCTCCCCATTAATGCCCTCCTGGGGGGCATAAAAAATTCTAAATTGTGAGTAAGGCACCTGTGCTTAATAGGCAATCTGCTGGTTTTGTACTCTTCTACTCTTTCTAAGTTTCCAGTTTCTTTTAATTTTTTATCATAATTAAGCTTAGCTTGTTTATTTAATCCCCCGTTCCAGCAACAATATAAACCATGGCCGTTCAGTAAATCTGAAGGTGTGCCCTGCAAGACTTCATTGTGTATTAAACACCTGTGAAGTATTTTGGTACTACCATTAACATAATGGCCTATCCTAACGACTTTTCCTATTGAAGATAACCTTAAGTCGTACTCTGATTCTGTTAATTTTTTAGGCATAATAAAACCCCCTGGTGTAATTTTAACACATCAGAGGGTTTGACTGCAAATACTCAGCTTAGGGTTGAGAAGCACACGTCGGCCAGTCCGGAACTTTGGGGGGCAATTCTAACAAAGGCCCCAGCAGAGAGGTCTAAAATTCTGTCCAATACTGCTGGCCCACGATCGTTGACTCTGACTACGACTTGGCTGCCATTCGAGCGGTTAGTGACGAGAAGCCGGGTACCGAATGGGAGGGTTCTGTGCGCGGTTGTCATAGCGCTGGGGCGCATGGTCTCCCCAGAGGCGGTTGTACGGCCAGCGAAGCCGTCTCCCAGGCCGTAGAACGATGCTCGGCCGCATACACGAGCTAGGGCGTGTGAAGGCAGGGGGAAAGCGGACAGCAGGGCGAGGGAGAGGAGAGGAATGGTGAAAAAACGCATTAGAATAG